TCAAATGTTCAGCATCTTGCTCAAGCAAAAGGGTCTCGCCTTAGAAATGCAGTTAGGGTTGAAACAGGCGTAGTAGGTGAAGAGGCTTACTTCGACCAAATCGGCTCAACAGCAGCAATCAAGAGGACAACTCGCAATGCCGATACTCCTTTGATTGAGGCAGACTTTCAGAGACGCAGGGTTTCTATTTATGATTATGAATGGGCAACTCTAGTGGACAAACAAGACAAGAGGAAGCTAAAGATCACCGACCCTTCAAGCGACTTAGCAATGAGTGCAGCTTGGGCATTAGGTAGAGCAATAGACGACTCTATTCTTGATAACGCCACAGGTACAGCTTACACAGGAAAAGCAGGCGGAACTTCAACAACTTTGCCATCAGCACAGAAGATTGGCTCAAGTTCAACTGCTTTAACCTTAGCTAAGTTAAGAGAAGCAAAGAAAATCTTAGACGCAAACGATGTTGACCCAGATGAACCTCGTTACATTGCGGTCAATGCAGAAAATGTTTACACAATGTTAGGTATCTCACAGATGACATCTGCTGATTATAACAGTGTAAAAGCATTGGTTGCTGGGGAAATTAACACTTTCTTAGGTTTCGAGTTCATTATGACCAACAGGCTTAACACAGGAACTAACTCTGATGAGAAAGCCGCAGTTTGCTGGGCTAAGAATGGACTTCTCTTAGCAGTTCAGCAGGACATTACTGCTAATATCGAAGATAGAGCCGACAAGAGTTATTCAACTCAAGTCTATCTATCTATGGGTATCGGTTCAACAAGAATGGAAGAAGATAAAGTGGTTCAAATTGACTGTGATCAGTCTGGAATCTAATAGGAGGTAAATTATGGCTTCAGTAAACGGTGTAAATTATGCCAAAACTGTCGATCCTACTTCTTCTAATATCCTAGATAGAGCAGTAGTCGGCGGAAATGTAAAAGTAATGTTTGATACTTATGAAGCAGCTTCTTTAGCTAGCGGAACAACTATCAAAGTAGGAAAAGACTTACAAGATGGCGTTAGAATTTTAGATGTGTGGGTGATAACTGATGATATGGGTGTAGCAGGTTGCACTATATCAGTTGGTGATTCAGACACAGCAGATAGGTATATTTCTGCAACGAGTGTAGGTAGTGCCTCAAGATTTGATTTAGATACAATCGGTGGTTTCGGCTACGAGATTGGTACAAACGATGGGGATAACACTATTTTACTTACAACAGGAACTACATCAACAACAGGATTACAGACAGGGACCATCAAGGTAGCAGTACTTTACAGCGAAAGTTAAGAAGATTCAGGGGTAGGTCTTTATTGACCTGCCCCTTTCTTTATTATGAGTTACTTATTATTAAATAAAGAATTAACAGAAGCACACGAACTGGAAGGGAAGTATAAGGGTCAGTTAATCATCACAGGCTCATCAGAGTGTTTGTGGAGTGATTATCTAAAAGCAATAGACCTAACAGAAAAGGAAGATTTGATGTGTGTTAATTTATCAGCTATATGTTTTCATCATAGACGAATAAATCATTTAGTAACTCTACATCACGGGAAGATGAAAAACTTCTACGCAGCAGCGATGATACAACGCACAGAAAGAGAAGAATATCCAAGACAACGCAGAAAAGCTGTTATCAACAAGAAATTCAAAAAGATTTTAACTCACTCAATTAGTGGGAACTCTAAAGTAGATTTAGTTTGGGATATAGGAAATCCAGGTGGCACATCAGGTTTATTTGCAACACAAATAGCCTTAGCATTAGGTTATGAGAAAATAATCCTTTGTGGAATACCAATAAACAACACAAGAAGATTTTATGACAGTCCCAATCACAAGTTTAAATACGAAGGTATCAGCCAACAGGAACCCTGGCAAATAGCAAATAAAAAATTTGACAACAGAGTGCGTTCAATGAGTGGCAAGACAGCAGAGCTGCTGGGGAAACCTGATAAAAAATGGCTGACATCATCTTGATTATAATATTAGTAATAATTTTTATGTATCTAGCAAAGATAAGACCGTATAGATGAAAAAAATAGCAATACTAAATGATACTCGCGGTTATCACCTGGGTTGTGAGTTTGTTAACCATAACTTAGTTACATTGTGTGAAAAACACAATATGAAACCAGTAGGTACATTTGCTATTAATAAACCTAGACGGTTAAAGATACCAGGGGTAGATGCAATAATTATAAATGGAGAAGGAACTTTTCATCACTCAAATGGTTATCAACTGGATAAAGCAATAAGTATATGCGAGGGAAAGAAAACCTTTCTAATCAACACAGTTTATGACAGCCCTGAAAGCAAGAAGAAACCAAACTTTGAATTAATATCTTGTAGAGAAAGTATCTCAGCCAAAGAGTGTAATGCAGACCTAGTGGTACCTGATTTAAGTTTATATCATATGCCAAAAGTAAAACCAGGCAAACCAATGAGGATAGGTTATACATCAGGCGTTACACCAGAGAATAGAGGGATATTAGGACATTTACCTAATCATAGACCCATAAGAGGCACAGAGGGCTATCTTGAGTGGCTTAATTCACTTGATTTGTTTGTAACAGGCAGGTTTCACGGGATATGTATGGCAGCTTATTATGGTATACCTTTTCTTGCTTTTAAGTCCAACTCTCATAAGAACGAGGGAATATTAAAAGATATGGGTTGTTCTGAACTGTTAATTGAAGAAGAAAAACAAATTGCACATAAAATGAGAGATGCAAGATGTTTAATAAGTAAAGCTCATAAATACGCAATGGACGCCAAAGAAAAACAGGAGAAACTGTTTGAAAGAATATATCGAGCAATATAAAAAGTTACACAAAGGTCCGTATGGAGTAACAGGACCTCGGTTATTAGATGAGATTAAACCATTAGTAAAAGGTGAAACTGTTTTAGATTATGGTTGTGGACAAAGTAAATTGATTGATAAATTAGAAGAAGATTTAGGAATAGAAGGATATAGATACGACCCGGCAATAGAAGAATACGAAAAGATACCGAAAAGATACTTTGATACTGTAATCTGCACCGATGTATTAGAACATATCCCAGAGAATGAGATATACGACACCCTTAAACTAATAAACGCTTTAGCTCAATGTGGGGTGATATTTTCAGTATGCACAGTTCCGGCAGTTACCTTCTTACCCAACGGTGAGAACGCACATTGTACGGTAAAACCTAAAGACTGGTGGTTATCAAGGATTGAGGAGTTTTTTCTCCTATCCTACATCAAAGATATTAAAGGAAGAAGAACGGAAAAGGCAGTAAAGTTTATATGCTCGAGTTAAAAGATAAAGTCTTAATCATAGGAAACGCAGAGAGTGCCTTAAAAAAGAAAAGGGATTTATCAGAATATACAAAGATAGTCCGGATAAACAGAGGTTTCCCACAGGGAAAAGAAGAGTATATCGGTAGTAAAACAGACTTCTTAGCAACATCAACAGCTCTTAGCCCTTATGAGATAGCAAAACACTACGGAGATGTGCATATATTCTGGCTAACACCGAAAGATGCTTGGGCAAACAGCCCTTATAAGCAGTTCTATCAGGTAAATGCTTTCTTCTACCCAAAAGAAAGGTGGAAGGCAATGTATAGAATACTCAACGCAAGACCGACATCAGGCTGTATGACAATAGATACATTCGCAGGTGCTTTAAACTGTAAGGTAGATTTACTCGGTTTTGACTGGTTAAAGACAGATACTTGGTATTGGGGAAGCGACAGAAGAAAAACAGTAGAGAAAATATATAACTGGCAGGCAGAAGAACAATTTGCAAGAACTCATAAAAACATAAACAAGATAATCGGAGGATAGAATGGCAAGTAAAGTTGGGATCATAAATCTCGCATTAACACAAATAGGCTCAGCAAGAATAGCCTCTGTAACAGAGGACTCAGAACAAGCAAGAAAGGCTAACGCTGTCTATGACCTAATAAGAGATGAGGTAATGGTAGCACACCCTTGGAACTTTGCTATAGACAGGACATCTCTAGCAGTCCTAGACTCAACGCCAGAGTTTGACTATGATTACCAATTCCTACTACCCGCAGATTGTCTAAGAGTTTTAAGTACAGACACAGTAGAGGACGATTGGGAAGTTGCAGGAGATAAAATCCTCTATAACGATGACTCAATAAATATCAAATACATTAAAAAGATAACAGATACAACTAAATACAGTCCGGGCTTTATTCAGGCTCTAGCGGCAAGACTAGCGGCAGAGCTTGCCTATCCTATTGCAGACTCAAGAACACTATCAGAGGAAATGTTTAAGGTTTACCTAGATAAGCTAAAGATAGCTAAAAGCCAAGATGCACAGGAAAGTGGTGATCAATACTCATCAGAATATGGCTCAGAGGAAGATTGGTTGGGGATTCGATAATTATGGCAAAAGTCAATTATATCCACAATTCATTTAACGCAGGAATTTTCAGCCCTAGACTTTATGGAAGGACTGACTTAGAGAAGTACTTTAGCGGGGTTGAGGAGTGCGAGAACTTTATCCTTAAACCTTACGGTGGTGTAGAAAGACGCCCCGGCACTTACTTTGTAGCAGAGGTTAAGACATCCTCTAAGTCAACCCGCTTAATTCCTTTCCAATACTCAACTACCCAAGCCTATGTAATTGAGATGGGCGACCAATATATGCGGTTTTATAAAGACAACGGACAGATTACCGACTCAGGTAGTGCGGTTGAGATTGCCACACCTTACCTAGAAGCAGAGCTATTTGATGTACAATTCGCCCAATCTGCCGACACCTTATACCTAGCCCACCCAAACCACGCACCAAGAAAGCTAACCAGAAGCTCACATACTTCTTGGACGCTAACAACGGTAGATTTCTTCCGTGGTCCGATGTTAGATACCAACTCCACAACAACCACAATGAGTGTAGATAGCAACACAGGCAACGACATAACAATAACAGCCTCAGCAGCTTACTTTGATGAGGATATGGTAGGGGCTTTATTTAGAATAAAAGACGGATATGTAAAACTAGACACCTATACCGACACAACTCATATGAAAGGCGATGTACAGGAAAACGCAGACGGCTCGGCAGGGGACTTAAACACATCAGGGGCAGAGACTGACTGGGCAGAAGGTGCTTGGTCTGATTATAGAGGTTATCCTAGTTGTGTTACTTTCTATGAGCAGA